TAATATAATAGAGGATTTGACTATGGAAGATATTAAAGAATACAGCAAACAACTTGATGAGCTCTTGGCAAAGGGTCTTTATATTGATGAAGCGGAAGCTGTTATCGATGGAAAATGCTCTTTAGAAGAAGCTTTAAAAAATCATAAAACTATTGACTTAACAGAAGGCGCTGATGGTAATGATGCCAACATCGAAACTTATGAAGATGCTGAAAAAATTATGAACGCCGTCAGAGAAATTACTGCAAAAGAGTCAGAATAAATTAGCTAAATTAAATGTGCACAGAAGTGTGCATTAAGATAAAATATTAAACGATATTTAACTTAAAAGATACTGTAAATGATACTCAAAAGATACCTCTACATTATTTATATTTAAGTTGAATATCGTCCAAAAAATTGGGCGATATTTTATTTTTATACACATTTTAAGCAGATATTCACCGTATAATATTATGATTGAAAGGACAATAGTAGATGCAATTTATTAAAACACGCGTCGTCAAAGACCCTGTACGCGACGTTAAAGAAAATGCAGGCATAGATTTCTACATTCCTGAGAATACTGAAGATTTTCGCAAAGCATTACTTAGCAAGAATCCTAAATTATTCTTAAATGAAGCTAATGAAGTCTCAGATAGAACTTCATACTTTACGGTTGAGTCCGGTGAAATAGTTATTGCACCTCATCAGGCAATTATAATTCCAACAGGCATTAAAAGTAAGTTTGGTCCAGAGTTAGCTTTAATTGCTAATAACAAATCTGGAATTGCAACTAAGAAACAACTTATTTTTGGTGCTTCTGTCATTGACTGCTCATATCAAGGTGAGTGGCATATTAATTTAATTAATACTTCTGATGAGTATCAAACATTAAAATGTGGCGAAAAAGCTGTTCAATTTATTCCACATTTAATTTCTACGGACCCAGTTGAAATAGTCGATGCTACTGAAGCTGAATTCTATACAGAAAAGACTAGCAGAGGCGAAGGCTGGCAAGGAAGTACAGGCTTAAAATAATTAATTACAGGAGGTAGGTAAATGACAGAAAATTGTCCATATAAAGATAGATGTAACGGTATCGATTGCGATAAAGATTTTTGCATGCGCAAATATCGTTTAGATTGCTTATACGATAACTCCCTTCTTACTCCATCTTTAAGACAACATAAGACATTATTTACTGATGCTGATGGAACTGATGTAGCAGAGTTTACCAAGCTGTCTAACATTGAGAAGTCAGCAGATAAATTCGTTGCCGATGGCTTGAACTTATATATTCATTCATCTAACTGCGGCAATGGGAAAACCTCTTGGAGCATTCGTATATTAAAATCATATTTTAATAAGATTTGGATGAGATCAAACTTCAAATGTCAAGGTTTATTCATCAGCGTTCCAAGTTATTTATTAGCTTTAAAAGAAAGCATTTCTAAATATAATGAGTATGCAGATTTCATTAATAGAAATGTCTTAGAAGCCGATATTGTTGTTTGGGATGACATTGCAACAAAAATTGGTACAGAGTTTGAGCTTAATCACTTATTAAATATGATTAATACACGTATGAATAATGGTAAATGTAATATCTTTACCTCAAATCTTGGTAAAAAAGAGTTGACAAATGCATTAGGAGAACGTCTGGCAAGTCGAATTTGTAATAAGTCAATTGATATTGAATTACACGGACAAGACAAGCGTTATCTGGATTTAATGAGCACAGTAGAGGGAGAATAATATGTCAGCACAAGTACAAATTATCAACAAAGTATTACAAACAAGAGATTATTCATTAATCGAAAAAAACAATATATCTGAAGACTTCTTCTTTACATACAAAGCAGAGTTTAATTATATTAAGAACCATTATAAACAATATCAAGTGGTTCCTGATAAATTCACCTTCTTAAATGTATTCCCAGATTGGGATATCATAGAAGTCAATGAACCTGACTCTTATTTATTAGAGCAGCTTCAAAAAGAATATGCTATTGCAGCAATTGCAACTGGATTCAATAATGCAAAAGGTGCTGTAGAGTCCAATAATGTAGATGCTGCTATTGAAGTTTTAAAAAAGACAACTGATGGCATTAAGGTCAAGGCTGCAATGACTTGTACAAGCTTAAAAGGTGATTTAAGCCGTTATGACCGTTATCTTGATAGAGTAACAAATCACGACAATTATTATATTTCAACAGGCTTTAAAGAGCTTGATGATATTATTGGCGGCATTGATATTGAAAATGAAAATATGGTCATTGCTGCTAGAACTGGCGTAGGTAAAACTTGGACATTGCTTGCAATGGCTGCAGCTGGAGCAAGAGAAGGAAAAACGGTTGGTATCTATTCTGGTGAAATGACCGCTGATAAGGTCTTCTATCGTATTGATACCTTATTAGGCAATATTAATAACACAGTTATTACCCGTGGCACAGATGCTTCAGCACAACGTCAATACAAACAATATTTAGAGAATATTGACACTTACTGTCCAGGAGACATTAAGGTTATTACACCTAATGATATTAATGGTCCAGCAACTGTCGATGCCATTCAAGCTTTCATTGAAAAAGAAGGCATTGAAGAAATGCTCATCGACCAATACTCATTACTTGAAGATACTAGCCATGCAAAAGCTGGTTGGGAAAGAGTTGGAAACATTTCCAAAGCTGTAAAGAACCTTCAAGTTATGAAGCGTATCCCAATTATCTCTGTTTCTCAAATGAACAGAGATAAAAATGAAGATGGTACTCAAGATACTACACAAATCGGCTTGGCTGATCGTATTGGCCAAGACGCAACTACAATCATCATGCTCGAAAGAAAAATCGTGTATGAAGATGAAAAGGAAAAGACAAGAATTAAAGATGATAAGCTCATCTTAAATGTTGTCAAATCAAGAGATGGCGGCACTGGTAAGCTAGAATATCATGCCGACTTCAATAATGGTAGATTTGTCTACCTTGACCCAAAAGCTACAGTTGATGCTTCTTACTATGAAACACCAACAACGGGCTCCAGTGGGTCCGGAAACAACGTTTTTTAGGAGATTAAATGAGGCAGTTAATTGTAGATAACTATGTTATAGATAAACCAATCATAGAAATCTTAAACAGACTTAGACTTACACTTAACAATGGCAAATTAAAAGACATCGAAGTAAAGACAGATAATATATTAGTTACCTGTCCGGTGCATGATAATGGCCGTGAGTCAACGCCTGCTTGTAATATCTATATTGGAAGTGATTCTAAAATTCCATATGGTTATTTTAACTGCTTTGTTTGCGGTTCTAAAGGACCATTCCTAAAATTTGTAGCTGAGTGCTTTAACTCTTCTACAGATTATGCTAAAGACTGGCTATTAAAAACTTTCGGTGGAGAGCTTGTTGAAAAATCAGCTTTCATGGGAGATGATATTAAAATAGTCCAGCCAAGAAAGAAAACCCATAGAATTGATCCAAGTATCTTAGAATCATTTCAAAAGTGGACTCCATATTTAGGAAAAAGAAAACTTTCACGAGAGATTTGCGAGCTTTTTAAGGTAAGATATGACCCTAAGTATCGTCAAGTTATCTTTCCAGCCTATGATATTAAAGGCAATCTCGTAATGTTGACTAAGCGTTCTATAGATACAAAGACATTCTATTTGGATAAAGATGTTGAAAAACCTGTTTACTGTTTAGATTATGTTATGAAAAATAATTATCAAACGGTATTGATTACAGAAGGACCATTCGATTGCTTAACCGGATGGGAATATGGGTTTCCAACAATTGCAACATTTGGTAAAATTTCAGACTATCAAATCGAGCAAATCAACAAATCTTGCATAAATATTATTTATGCCGCATTCGATAATGATGCTGCAGGACAATCCTTTACAAAAACTTTGAAAGAGAAGCTAACAAAGAGGATTATGATTATCGAAACGAAGTTTCCTGCCAATAAAAAAGATATTAACGACCTAACTAAGGAAGAACTAGTAGATATGCTGAAGTCTGCTAGCAATTCCTAAGGTGAAGCGTCGTATAATATAAACGTGAGTGACATCACACGATACAATCAAAATATAAAGGAGAAAAATACTAAACATGTCACAATTCAATTATTCTGATTACCAAAATGTCGTTAACAGAGCTCAATCTGCTCCTGCTAACAACGCCGTGAAAGTCGGTTTCTTCAAACTTAAGAATGACAAAGACGAAGCTCTTGTCCGTCTTAACGTTACCACCCTTGATGAACTTCAATTTGCTACTGTTCACCAATTAGGTGCTGCTCAAAAATGGATGAAAATCAGCTGTTTAAATCCTGTTGGAAACTATGCTGATTCCTGCCCACTTTGTAAGAAAGTCGCTGATGGCGATACCTCTATTGGCAAAGCTGCTAAAAAGGTTTACGTCCAAATGTTAGTTTCTTATAAAGATGCTACAACCGGTCAATTCTCAGAAGCTATCCCAGTTATTTGGGAACGTCCAGCTGGCTTCTCTCGTGAAATTGCCAATCTTTTAAGAGATTATGGCGATCTCAAAGCCCATGTCTTCAAAGTTACTCGTAATGGTGCTTCTGGA